AGCCGTAAGTCCCTTAGCCTCAAGCATCAATTCCCGCTTGGTTTCCATGACCACTATTTCGGCTTCAGTTGCCGATACGCCAGCTAGCACCAAGGCGTTTTGGATGCGTAGGTATTCTAGCTCTAGCTGTAGCGCGGCGGTTACTTTGGCTGCGGCACTTGCGGCTGCCTCGGCTGTGGCTGCGAGAGATGCTGCGGCGCTGGCCGAGCTTTCGGCAGCGGTTGTTGCAAGCTGTTTGGCGCGTTCGTCTAGTTTTTTTAGCTGCTCATCCATGACGCCGCCAAGCTTGGTAAGGACGGCAACCTCTGTTTGAGCTTGGCGCACCTGAGCAGTAGCGGCCCCGGGCCTGCCTTGGTTGCCAATATTTTGCGACTTCTGCTTTTCTTGCAGTCTATCTAGCTCTGCACCGGCTTCGGCAATAGCGATTGTGTTCTCGCGCATCTGCTGGGCAAGCGACTGGCGGTTGCTTTCTACTGTTGCGGCTGTCATGTCTTCCAGTCCGTCGGTATACTCGCGCACCGCTTCGCCTGCCTCTCCAAGCTCTACCCTTGCGCTGAACAAAGCATCTCTAAAGTAATACATCGACCCGGCTGCAATTAGGGCAATACCAACAGGCCCGCCAAGTAGGGCCATTGATGCGCTTGCACCCCTAGCAGCGCCGCCAAGAGCCAACATGCCAGCAGCTGCGGCAGTGGACGCACCCCCCATTCGGCCTAACGCTAACTGAACCCTAACTGCCTGAACTGCATTGAAAGCCATCGCGCCGCCGCTCACAGCCAAAGCCCCGGCAAACTTGCCCCCAACCACAATGGCAACCACTGCAGCCGCATCCGCAACGGTGTCAATGTTATCAGCAACCGCAATAGAGGCGTCACGAAATACAGATAATCCCTCCAGAGCTGCCGGAGCAATAATCGCACCCACGGCTGAGGCGGCTTCGTCCCCTGCGTTTTTAACTAATTGTAATTGAGCGCTGAAAGACTCAGAAGCAATGGCCGCTTCCTTGTTCAGCGCTATATTTGAGTCCCACTCGCGGTTGCCTTGGGATAAGGCGTCGCCGAGTAAATCGGTACGGGTTGCTAGTGTGCCGAAAACCTCTTTTGCTTGACTGCCCTCTAGGCCCATTGCGGATAATGAGGCTGTAACATCGCCGTTGGCGGCGTGTATTTTCCCGAGGCCGTTTACAAAATCCTGAAAAACGCGGGCTGATTTTCCATTGAAGAAATCTTCACGCAAGGCGTCCCCAGTGCGTCCAGTGATCTGCCGCAGAAGCTCCATTTCCTCGCCGCCGTTTCGCAGCGCGTCATTGATTGCTTGGAAGGCAAAGCCAATCTGTGTGCCGCCGGACTCTGCCTGTACGCCTACCGCTTTTAACGCGGTGGATATGCCCAGCACTTGCGCTGCACTGACATCAAACTGAGAAGTTGACCGGGCTACGCGAGTCGCTACTTTCGCAATCTCGGATTCTGTCGCGGCAAAATTGTTACCTAGCTGGACAATAGTCGAACCTAGCCGGTCCACTTCGCTGATGGCGGTTCCAGAAACTGTAAGGATTCGTGTCAGGGATATGGCGGCCTGCTCTCCAGACAAGTCCGAGGCCAAGCCCAGCTTGCCGACAGTTTCCGTAAAGCGAAGGATATTTTCCGACCCTTCCACGCCAACCTGACCCGCACTCTTTGCAATGTCCAGTAACCTAGAGGCCGATACGGGAAGGTCGCGTGAAAGCTCTCTGACACTTTGGCCCAAGGCTGCCAGCTCAGCGCCCGCAATATTGGTGGTCTTGCCAACGGCAATCAGCCTGCGCTCAAACTGAGCAAAGGAATCGAGTGATCCTTTTATGGCCCCGGCTACAACAGCGGCAGCACCAAGCGAAACCAAAGCCGTGCCAAGTCTCTGAACCGTGGCTGTAGCACTGCGGCCTCGTCCGTCAAAGCGGTCAAGATCGCCAGTAGCACGACGAAGGCCGGAGCTGTCAATTCTAAAACCCAGACTCGCGAGATCCTCGATGGTAATTCTCCTTTACTTCGTTGCTTGTGCCGTCAATTCGGCTGATCTGTCTCTGCTGTCGATCAAGTGCGCTTGCATAGCCGCCAATGTTTCCTCGTTGCGCTCGATGTAGGGCACGTCGTCTGCAATGTCGCCTTGCTCGCTGCCTTTGTTTCGCCAATTGACATACGCCCTCGACATTTCCATAAGCATTTGAGCGTCCCAGCTAGAGAGCCATGATCCTGTTAGTCGGATGTAGCTCTCTATCTCTTGCCAGCTTGTCGGGCTTATGGACATACCTCCCTGACCAACTAGCCCTAACTCCTGCACTGCGCTTGCTAGGTACTCCAGCCCCCTGATTTCAGGGGTGCAAGTGTATGGGTGCCCTTCGCCGTACTGCTCAAACCGGTTGCGCTTGTCTTCTTTGCGCGCCCGCTGTGGTACTGAGTGCATCCATCCAATCTGCGAGGCCCAGAGCTTTAGTCGCTCTCGCCCGGTTGAGTAAAATTTTCCTGATTCATCACCCATCGCAGGGCTTGCATACGAATATCTTTGTACTTGATGAACATATCAACCAGCGCGGCTTCGTCAGCGTCTTGATAGCCGGGGATGTTCTCGGTTTCCAGCGTCATGCGAGCAAACAGGTTGGCATCTTCGCGGGCAATTTCTTTTGCCGTGCGAGTGTCTTTCTTGCCGCTGCCCTTCATTGCCTTGCGCTGAAACGCTGTCCATGTGCCGGAGTCTGGGCCTTTGAGCTTGATGCGTAGGGGTTTGTCTGTGCTTTTGTCCGCATACGCCAATTCGCCATCAGTGCCAGGCTTGGTCAGGTGCAACCATGAGCCAGATTCTGACGCTGATTCAGTGTCGAACATTTCTAGGATATTAGTTTCGGTTTTCATCATCTCATACCTTGCGACGCATCCGGTGAGGTTGACGGGCAGGCGGTGGATGAAGCCGCTTTTCAGTTACCCTAGCCCGTCAAAACTATTTAAGATTAAGTGGCCGCTACGCGAGTGACCGGCGTGTTTATTTCTACCTGCACAGTCGATCCGACCATGCTGTTAGCACTGCCTGGCGCTTTGGTGTAGCTGAAAATGCGGGCGCTGTAATAGTCGATTGAGCCGTCTTGATACTCAATTTTGACAGCGTGCTGAGCGTTCTTCGTCGCTCCCTCAACGCCAGCCGCCAGAATGATTTGGCCAGCGTCTTCGGAATCAAACTCAAGTCCCATAGACTGCGAGCCGTAATTGATAAAGCCTTTGAACTTTTCGGTGATGCCGGTGGCAAGGGGATTGGACTCAACCACTTGGACGTTAGGGCCATATTCGGGCAGGTCGATTACTTCGCCAACTTCGACAAACGTCGTCATGGCTTCATAGCCAGCTTCGGTAAAGTTTGCGGGATCTTCTGCTGCTACGGATAGTTTTGTGCCTGTGCTCGTGAGCTTAGCCATACATTACCCCTTATGCCGCAACGCGGGTTATGGGTGTATTGATTTCAACTTGGACGGTAGAGCCGACCATGGAGTTTGCGGAACCTGGGGCCTTGGTGTAACTAAAGATCCGGGCGCTGTAATAGTCGATTGAGCCGTCTTGATACTCAATTTTGACAGCGTGCTGCTGGTTCTTGGTTGCGCCTTCAACGCCGTCAGCAAGAATCTGTTGCCCCGCGTCTTCAGAGTCAAATTCCAGACCCATAGACTGAGAGCCAAAGTTAATGAAACCTTTGAACTTCTCGGTAATGCCGGTGGCAAGGGGATTTGATTCAACTACTTGGACGTTCGGGCCGTATTCTGGGAGGTCAATTACTTCGCCGACTTCGACGAAGGCCAGGAGTGCATAATCTGCGGCGGTAAAAGTGGCGGGGTCTCCCGCTACTACGGAAAGGATTGTACCGGTACTGGTAAGCTTCGCCATGGGTGTGCTCCAAATTTGGATAATATCGTCGTCACGACGAGGGCAGTCCTAGAAACTGCTTATTGGAGTATACCATATTGTAGGGGGTTGGAAATAGCGGGAGGGATGGCACAAAAAAAGCCCCACAAAAGCGGGGCTAGATAAAACAGGGCGTCATCACGACGAGCCATTAACCATCTTAACCTGTATACGGGATGGTGACAATAACCGATAGCCGGTCACCGTCTGGCTGTATCTCAAAGCTCCACGGATTGCGCTGCACACGAACCAATCCTGTGATCGTGGCGTTCTTTAGGAATGCCGCCTTGACTTCATCCGCTGCCCGATTGACTGCAAGAATACCGCGCCCCGGTCTATCGAATACGCTGACCTGAAACAATCCCTGTGGCACTGTGCCGTCTGTGGGTGCTAGGCCGTTGTCGATGCCGGTGTTAGGCATAACCATAGGCTCCAGCCATACGCCCGTTGCTGGTGGCGTGAAGTCTGTTCCTGGCCATGCGGTAGGGTAGCCAAGTGATGCGGCGGCAAGCTGGCCGAAGAGCGCTGTGGCTATCTGCGTGTTAGTTGGTGTCATCAATAAACTCCACGGTCACGGAACCTCTCAAGGTTCGACTATACGCCTCATCACATTCAGGCCGCTTTACTCGAAATGGGCGAGGGTAAAACTTCACAATTCCTTTTTTCTCATCCGCATAGAAAACATTGCTTATCTTATTGCCGTTTACGAATATATGCCTATTTGGCTTTCCATCTTCTGGAGTGTGCAAGTGATGGCTCATCAGCCTACCCTCGTTTTGACTTTCTGTGCTGATTTATCGACGATCTGCTGCCAGTTTTGTGCGGCGCTGCGAATGAAGGAGTATTTTGCCTCCATATAGATTGCGTAATTTGCGCCCCAGCCGAACACAACACGGTCACCTATTTTCGCCCGGTTGATCACAATGCTGATTGGTCCTGATGAGTAGGGAGAATCCCCGTCCCCGCTGGGAGCGGCATTGATGTCTGCTGCAAAGCTGTTTCTCAAAAACGAAGTGTCCACGGGCATGCGGCCGTTCTTAGCCCTTGGCGTCTGTATCTCTCTGACAATGTCCTGAGCGGCCGTTTTCCACACAGCTTCAAGTCGCGCGCGAGACTGTGCTACCCACTGATTTATCGTTACGTTAGCCATTTAATTGCACCCTCAGGACTAGAATAAAAGTCTATCTCGGTTAGACCGTAAATACCCTCCGGCCTAAATTTGCCCTCAAAACTGAATGGCTTATGATCGCAATCACGAGGCGTT